ATGGCGCGAGCCCTTAACAAACTTTCCGATACGGCGATCCGTGTGAAGGAGCTTTCCCCTGGTCGGTATGGCGACGGGGGCGGGCTATATCTCCACGTCTCGCCAACCGGCAATAAGTCGTGGGTGTTCCTCGGCATCAAGGACGGTAAGAGAATGGAGCGCGGGTTGGGCTCCTACCCTAAGCCGGTCTCGCTGGCGGCAGCTCGGGAGAAGGCAACAGAATGCCGGCGTCTTCTGAAGGCTGGTCTGGACCCGGCGCATGTTGAAGCGGACGATGCGGTCGAGACCTCGGGACCAACGTTTGCTGAATGCGCGACGGACCTGATTGCAGAAGTCGGGAAGGGATGGGCGAACGCTAAGCACAAGGCCCAATGGGAAATGACCCTGGGCGATACCTACTGCAAGGACATCCGCCCGAAGCGGGTGTCGGAAGTCAGCACGGCCGATATCCTCGCTATCCTCAAGCCGATCTGGCTAAACAAGCCGGAAACTGCGCAGCGGCTTCGGGGGAGGATAGAGCGTGTGCTCGACGCCGCTAAGGCGGCCGGCCATCGAACCGGCGAAAACCCGGCTATGTGGCGAGGGCACCTTCAGCACCTCCTGGCGAAGCCTGGTAAGCTGACGCGCGGCCATCACGCCGCAATGCCCTATGAGCAAGTGCCTGCCTTCGTGACATCGCTGCGCGAGACGGACGGCTTATCCGCGCTGGCCTTGGAGTATCTGATTTTGACGGCCGCTCGCTCCGGGGAAGTCCTGGGCATGGTCTGGCCGGAACTGGACCTGGACGCGAAGGTCTGGACAGTGCCGGCGGCTCGCATGAAGGCCAAGGAAGTCCACCGTGTTCCGCTGCCAGATAGGGCTATGGCGATAGTCCGGTCTCTCTATGACTCGCGCACGTCTGACACGGGGTATGTCTTCCCGGGCGAAACCGTTGCCGGCATCGAACGTGGGCTTTCTTCAATGGCGATGGCTATGACCATGCGGCGCCTCGAAGTTGGGCAGTATACAGTGCACGGCTTCCGCTCAGCCTTCAGGGATTGGGCCGGTGACCAAACGTCATTCCCCCGTGAAGTGGCCGAAGCCGCGCTCGCCCACAAAGTCGGCAATGCGGTGGAGCATGCCTATCGCCGATCCGACGCCCTGGAAAAGCGTCGCAAGCTGATGACTGCGTGGGCAAACTATCTGGCCGCTGCCAACACCGCCAAGCATCTGCGCGTCGTTTCCTCGCGTTAGGTCAAACGACTCTACGCATTATCCCCAGGAAATTGGGCTTTCCCACAAGATCTAGAGGACTGTGCATCCGGTCAGGATATGGCCGGATTGGCCCCAAATCATTGAATCGGTTTGCGAAAAAACGATTCGAAACTTGGACAAAACGCGAACGAGGCCTTGGTTGCTAACTCGAAGAACGCTATATTGTGTGCGCTGATCCGTAGTGATTTGCGCCGAACGAAAGGAGACCTATCGAGAGATGACTTTTGCGCCCAATGCGTACACGGTTGACAGCTTCTGTGAAGCGTACGGCATCCGGAGGAACCTCGCTTACGAGGAGATGAAGGCAGGCCGATTGGAGTACCGAAAGGCGGGCCGGAAAACACTTATCCGGAAAGTCGATGCCGATACCTGGCTAGACAATTTGCCCAAAGGAAAATCCGGTTCGGAAGAGGCTTGAGCGGCGGTCGCCAAACCAAAGCCGCTCAAGCCAATTCGATCCGAATATTTAACAGAACCCTCCCTCGGGAATCTGACAACGGAGCGAACATGAATCGCATACCAGACGCGACGTCTCGCGTTAATTCACAATCTCAAACACCTCCCAATAAATTCAGCATCACAGTCCGCATAGAGCCCGATGGACGAGAGAAGCGTCTGCACGGGCGCGCCGCCTGGATGCTGAAGCAACTGATCAACGCAGGAAAGCGCGGTGTCACCACGCTCGATCTGCCGACCGGTGTCAGGGTTTCACACTACATCTTTCTGCTGCGCCGATCGGGGTTCATCATTTCCTCGCCGCGTGAACACCATGGAGGGGCATTTCCCTCGACGCACTCCAGATACACGCTGGCAACCCCGGTGACCATCATCGAAGACATGGCGACCGCTGCATGAACGCTGCCGCCGACTTCCCGAAACCACCAGTTTCGCCGGACGTCCGTGGGGCGGGTTCTCGCTACGCCGAGACCATCGCCCGCCTTCACGGCGCCGGCTACAAGCTCCTGCCGCTCGGCGATGGGCCGGACGGCAAGAAGCCCTTGGTTGCCAACTGGCCCGGCGCGCGCGGCTGCTCCGTGGCCACGTGCCTTGGTCTGATGGCTAAAGCCGGGTCGCAGATGTACGGCATTCGGCTTGATGGGCTGGTCGTCGTGGATTGCGACACGGACAACGCTGCGACCCGCGACTATGTCGAACAGCACTTCGGTTTGTCGCCGGTGATGACCCGGACGTCGCGCGGCGTCCACTACTGGTTCCGAGCGGGGTTCTACGTCCCGCCGCCCGTGCGCCTGCCGGACATTTCGATCGACTTCAAGACTGGCGCCCGCTCGTTCGTGGTCGGCCCGGATTCGGTTCGGCCCGACAATGGTCAGTCGTATGAGACAGCGGGCGCGCCGCTCGGCTTCGCCGCGCGCCTGCCGATTTTCCGGGCGACGCCGCCACAATGGCAGCCTGGGTCGAAAAGGGCAGAGGTGGGCAAGCGCGACCGCCATCTTTTCCGGCGAGGGATCGAGCTGGCTTTGGTTGCTGACAGCGAGGCCGAGGTTTTTGAAGAGCTTTGCCTGCTGCGGGATCTGGAGTGCGACAACCCAGAAAGCGTCTCGAATGCCGAAATCCGGGCAAAAGCCCGGTGGGCATGGCGCAATCGGGATCGGCTCTACGTTTGGGGCGGCCGAAATTCCACCTTTGCCACCAACCGTACCGCTACCGCTGCCTTGGGGGTCCACAAAAATGGGGATAGTGCCGCGCTTTTGTACATGGTCCTCAATGGCATGCACGGCCACAGGCCAGGCAAGCTCTTCACGGTCGTTGCGCAAGGGCTGATCGATAAAGGCCACCTTCCGTTGCAGAGCAAGAGTCGGATCTACCGCGACGTTCTAGTCCTGGTAGCTGTCGGACTGTTGCAGGTGGTTCGACGTGGCCGCCGCAGCCAGAAGGAGCCCAACGTCTATCGGCTGTGTCTTCCTGATCGGAGCGAGAAGGGGGGGTGTAATGCTTACTTCATTCCCAAATATGGGACTGACAAATGCGATACGGGAGACCGTGCCCGGACTGTGGAACCGAAACCGGGCGGAGTGCCGCCCGCTCGGTCAGATTATGGCCAAAGCCCGTAACGGCAAACTGGCTGGCACTCGCCTTCTACCCAATGGTTCTGTCCTTGTTGATGACGTCGGCGTCGCGCTCGCAGCGATGAAGCGAAAGGGGGCATAGATGGGTCCGAGCATCGTTCCGTTCCCGATGGCGAAATCAGACGGCGCGGTCAAAGTGGCAGTCGCGGCCTTGGCTGTGCTCAATGGTCCGTCGGCCGACGCGTTTTGGCGGAAGCTAATCACAGGCAAGCGCCACGCGATGACCGCTCAAGGCATCTCCGAGGTCGAGGTGGACGAGACCCTTCTGGCCTTCGGCCAAGAGGTGTTCTTGGCTTTGGCGCGCCGATACCAGCCAGATGAAGGTGACGCAGCATGATGACGGTGACCGAGAAGGAAGGCGGCTTTGTCGTGATCGATGATAATTCGCCGAACGGTAGTCGAAAGCTCGCGGGTCCGTTCCCGACCCACGGCGAAGCGTGGCGCGCACTCGATCGGATGGAGGGCGAGCCGATATCGCCGGCAGAGAAGCGGGCAGACTGGATCTCGAACAAGATTCTGTCGAGCGGCCCGAAGCCGAAGATGCCGAAGTCGGTTCGCAACGAAAAGAAGCAAACCACGAAAATGAGGCGGGCTGCGGCCAAGGCTCCGAAATGGGTCCGCGATATAGCCGCGGCGAAGTTCGACCCGCAGGGCCAGCGCCAGCATCGTGAATGGCAACTCGGAACATTCGGCGCAGCGTCGCCGGTGCGCAAAATCAACCCAGCCGACTATCTGGCTTCAAAAAGGTTTCAGGATGACCACAAGAATTCAACAGAACGGCCTCGTCGCCGTAGATGACGGTTGGGTTATTCTTATCGGGGAAGGTCGCCGCTGGGACGACCGTGTCTATCCGACAGAGATAGCTGCCGAATCCGTCGCCAAGTTGTGCGCGCCTGCCGGACACGAAATACGAGCGGCGCGACGCGTCTGCCGCCTCGGTTGGTCGAAACGACCGAAATGGACAATTCTCCCGAAGGCAGACAACAAGGTGAATTCATGACCATTGCAGAACGTCAGGCGCGGGACGCCCATGACCGCGAAAATCCATGGCGGCCTATGAATACAGCTGTTCGCGGAGACGGTCTCATCTGCGAATTGCTCTTCAACGATATGGTGGGCGACTACGGGACGCCTGGTCTCCAGTTCTTTCTCGACAACGATGGCCATTGGTACCGCATCGATCCGCCGGGCGATGTGTTTTATTTCCCGTCAATTCCGATCAATTGGCGGCCTGCTTATGTTCGTCTCTCGCCTGAGCGCCGGGCCTACCTGAAACGCAAGGCGAAGGGCGATCAATGATCCATGCGAAGCCTAAGTCAGGGCAGGGCAGGTCGCTCCCATTCCATGCTTATTCTTCGTTCAACAAGCGCGGAGGCAAGACACACCCGCGCGTAGCTCGGACGCGAAACCGCATTCTCGACCTGTGGGAGGGGATGGCCAGCTATTCGACCATTGCCGAGGAGTTGGACATCTCCATCAGCACTGTGGTCGAGTGCATCGCCCGGGCGAAGCGGCTCAAGGATCCTCGTGCCGATCGGCCATACCGACACCGGAAGATCCAGATCGCAGAAAAGCGCCGCCGTGAGATCAAGCGGCTGCTCGATGACGGCTACCGACCGCGGGAGATTGCCAAGCGTCTAGGAGTTTCCAAGCGCCTCGTTCTAATCAGGATGAAGGAGGGCGAAAATGGCTAGACCAACCTCATTCACGCAAGAGATTGCCGATAGAATCTGCGAGCGACTTGCCGACGGCAAAAGCCTGCGGTCGATCTGCCTTGCCGATGACATGCCGGATAGGGTGACTGTGCATCGCTGGCTGCTCGATCCGGCTCGCGAGGGGTTCTGCAACCAGTACACGCGTGCGCGCGAGATGCAGGCCGACACCCATGTCGACGAGATGCAGGATATCGCCGATGACGGCAGCAACGACTACCTCACGAAAACCAATGCGGACGGCTCGACCACCGAACAGGTCAACAGTGAGCACATCCAGCGGTCCAGGCTTCGCATCGATACGCGCAAATGGGTGGCGGAGCGCATGAGGCCCAGGAAGTACGGGAGCAAGGTCGCGCTCACCGATGGCGACGGCGGTCCGTTGGTCGTGCAGGTGCTGAAGCTTTCGGAAGCCAATGCCGACAATCCAGCTTCCGAATAACGGCTGGCGGCCTCGCTGGTACCAGAAGAAGGCCTGGGACACATGGGAGCGCGGCTGCAAGCGCCAGCTCCTGTTCTGGCACCGCCGCGCGGGTAAGGACGAGATCAACCTGAACATGCACGCGGTCTCTGCCCATGAGCGGCCCGGAACCTACTGGCACATGCTGCCAGAGGCCGCACAGGCGCGCAAAGCGATCTGGAATGCCGTCAACCCGCACACCGGCAAGCGCCGGCTGTTCGAGGCCTTTCCTGAAGCGCTGATCGAAAACATGAACGACCATGAGATGTTCGTTCGGTTCAAGGTCGGCTCGACTTTCCAAGTGGTTGGGTCGGACAATTTTAACAGCCTGGTCGGAGCGCCGCCGGTCGGCATCACGTTTTCGGAATGGGCGCTGGCCAACCCGGCAGCGTGGGCCTACCTCTCGCCGATCCTGGCCGAAAATGGTGGATGGGCATCGTTCATCACCACGCCCCGCGGCAACAATCACGCCAAGGGCATGCTCGACGCGGTGAAGGCCAACGTCTTCGACCGGGTGACGAATCCGCGCGGCTGGTTCAGCGAAGTGCTGCCGGCGTCAGCCACTGGCGCAATCGATGAAGTGACGATCGAGGAACAGCGGACGATCTATGTGGGCCTGTTCGGTAAAGAGACAGCGGACATGCTTATCGATCAGGAATATTACTGTTCCTTCGCGGGCGCGCTGATCGGCTCCTATTGGGGGGCGGAGATAGCGCGCGCCGAGAGGCAGGGGCGTATCGGCACCGCATTCGACGTCGACCCTCGGTATCCGGTGCATACCGCATGGGATCTTGGCAAGGCCGTAAACAATCCGGTTTGGGCGTTTCAGATCATCGACGGCGTGCCGCTGATCGTGGATTTCTACGTTCCCGACAGCGAAGACCTGTCGGACTGGTGCAAGTGGCTCGACGAGCAGGGTTACCACGGCAACGACTACGTGCCGCACGATATCCTGCATCCGCAGTGGGGAACGAAGCGCACGCGCCTCGACACGTTGAAGGAGCATGGCCGCAAGCCGAAGATGGTCGGCATGGTGAGCCTGGCCGAGGGCAATAACGCCGGCCTGCAGACGATCAAGGTGGCGCGCTTCCGGAACACCGAACGCGTGGCCGACGGCGTGGAGGGCCTGAAGGCCTACCGCCGCGAGTACGACGACGAGAAGAAGACGTTCCGCGACATCCCGGTCAAGAACTGGGCTGAGCATTACGCATCGGCATTCCGCTATCTCGGCCTCGCTTGGCGACAGGCAGTGGCGGAAGTGCAGAAGCCCCAGGGCGACAAGGGCGCCTATGTCGGCCAGAAGGACGGCACAATACGTAGCCAGCAGACCGTCAAGGAGGCGGTCGACGCAATGGTAAGGCGGAGGCGAGCTCGTGCGGGTATGTAGGCAGGGACTTTGGCCGAGCAAGCATGGGTAGCTCCGGGCATGAAAAAAGCCGCCAGTGGCGGCTTTTTGCGTCGGGTATTCCGCAACGTGGCGCGGGCAATCGGAACTAGAAATGATAGTTGATGCCGATGCGAACGGTGTCGAAGTCGATGCGGTCAGTCGACGGATCCGGCGGATTGCTGGTCGCGAAGGACGGCCGGCCAAGGTCGACATGCAGATATTCGGCTTTGAACGATATCTGCTGGTTCATGGCCCATTCGACGCCGGCGCCGGCGGACCAGCCCCAGCGCGTATCGCTATAACTGCAAGTCCCAACAAAGCCGCAGGCGCCGAGATCGGCTGATCCCTTCACATGACCGACGGCAAAGCCACCGGTGGCGTAAGGAAGAAAGTTCTCGAAGGCATAGCCGACGCGGGCACGGCCGGTGCCGAACCAGTCGACCTTGGCGGTACAGCCCTCAATAAAGCACGGCGCCGAGAGAAAGCTGCTCACCACGCTTCCGTTCATGTCAGCGTAAGAGATGTCACCCTCGACGCCGAAAACGATCTGACCGCGCTGCCAGTTATAGCCTGCGGTCACACCGCCAACAAAACCGTTGGAATCGAAGTCGACCGAGTTTCCGGCGTAATGATAGGTGTCGGACTTCCAGCCGTAGCCGGCCACGCCGCCGATATAGGCACCCGACCAGTTGATGCCTTCAGCCGGAGCGACCGCCACCGCATCGGCGGCCATCGCGGACCCGGTCAACAAGGCCAGAAGGCCGGCAATTAAGATGGCAATCGAGCGCATTGAAAAACCCCAACTGAAACCCGACTCCCAACGTATCAGCGACTGCCGATCGGTGATGTATCATTTGCGCAACATAAGCGGCTTTTCAGAGCTGCCAAATCTGGGACTGCGCAAGCGACGTCGGATGCTGAATGCGCAGCCAGAAGACGGCGCCGGACCAAGCGGCTTAGAGTTTCCCAGCACGACCACAATCATCTTTCCAATCGATAGATTGGAGCAGCTATGCCGCGCGCTGGTGGTGTCTACTCAGCCCCTCCGGGTACCAAGGGCAGCCCAAACACGACGATCGAGAGCGCCAAGTACAACGCGCTAGTCGATGACCTGGTGGCGGATGCGAACGCTGCTCGGCCGGTGACGGCTGGCGGCTCCGGGTCCAGTACGGCGGTCGGTGGCGCAGATAATCTCAGCGCAGCCGGCGCGGACATGGCTTCGGCTGCCACTGTCAACCTGGCAAACAGCACAGGTACGCTCGTTAACATCACAGGGACGGTCACGATCACGGCGCTTGGAACGGTGTCGGCTGGTGCTGAGCGCGACCTGGTGTTTGCTGGTGCGCTGACACTCACGCACAACGCTACCAGCCTCATTCTGCCGGGCGGAGCCAACATCACCACGGCGGCCGGCGATGTGGCGCGCATGCGGTCGCTTGGCGGCGGCAACTGGCGCTGCATGTCATATCAACGAGCGAACGGTGCGGCCATCGCTGTCGCGCCAAACACGACCATCGTTACCCCGACGCTGACGCTCAAGCAAAGTGCAGCGCCCACGCCGACGGCAGAGGGTGATATCCAGTGGGACACTGACGAAAACGTGCTTGTCATCGGTGACGGCGCTGCGCAGCAAATATTCGTTCCGCTGCCTGCCTCTGTCGCTGCCGGCGATGTGTTCTATGCTACTGGGGCGAAGGCGCTCGCCCGACTTGCGAAAGGCACCGCTGGCCAGGTTCTGCAAATGAATGCCGGGGCCACAGCGCCGCAGTGGGTAACGCCTCCCATCACCAAGTCCTACGAAAGTGCGCCGCAGGCTGTTTCGGCGCTCGGGCTGATCACCTTGGCGCACGGGTTCGGGATCAAGCCGAAGCTGGTTCAGCTGTCGCTTATTTGCGTGACGGCTCAAGCGGGCTTTTCGCCGGGCGACGAGTTGTACCTTGGGGCTCCGTCCAGCTTCTACGGCAACGATGGTAGCGGCAGTTCGGTCGGCTGGACGATGAAGACCGACGCTACGAATATCTTCATCAAGTGCGGCAACAACGTTCTGCCTAACGTGGTCAACATCAGCTCTGGCGGGGACTCCAGTCTGACGGAAGTCAACTGGAACATGGTTGTGAGGGCTTGGGCTTAATTGAACCCGCCCACCAGCTACAGGCATTCCCAAGCGGCTTAGAGTTTCGCTGCTCGCGCGCACAGGATGGCGCCCATCGTCAACGGAGCCGTCGATGGACCGGAACTTTGCGGGTTCGCTTGCTCTCGTCCTGAAGTCGGAAGGCGGATGGTCGGACAACGCTGCCGATCCGGGCGGCGCGACGATGAAGGGCGTGACGCTTGCCAACTTCCGTCGGTTCGTCAAAGCCGATGCCACCAAGGCCGATCTGAAGAAGATCAGCGATGAGCAGGTGGCGACGGTTTATCGCCGATTCTATTGGGATGCTGTCGCTGGCGCCGAGTTGCCCGATGGCGTCGACTACGCGGTTTTCGACTTCGCCGTGAACAGCGGGCCGAGCAGGGCGGCGAAGTATCTTCAGGCGGCGTGCGGCGTCGGTGTCGTCCAGGATGGACGCATTGGGCCTGCTACGCTCGCGGCAGTGCGTGCCAAGCCGGCCGGCGTTCTCATCGACACCATCTGCAATGCCCGGCTCAAGTTCCTCGAGCGCCTGCCGACCTGGCCGACCTTCGGGAAGGGGTGGCAGCGGCGCGTCGTGGCCGTGCGCATCCAAGCGATGCTGATGACCACGCCCGCAGCCCCGCCAGCGCCCGCCCCGAGTCCCGTTGCGCCCACACCGCCGCCGGCCGCGCCGCAGCTTCCTACACCCGCTGCCAATGCCAAGGAGCGCAATCCATTCTGGGCCGCGCTCTTCGCCATCCTAAGACGGATCTTCGGAAGGACATGATGATGTGGAGCAAAATTCGCGCCTGGTTCAAGGATTCCGAGACCGTCGCCTGGGCTCGGCTTCAGATGCTCGGGGGCGCCGTGCTGACGGTGCTCAGTGCGACCGACCCGAGCCTATTCAACCAGTACATCCCTGACCGCTGGCTGCCGCTCTACATCGTAGGCTCCGGCGTTCTGACGGAAGTGCTGCGGCGCCTTCGTGCAAAGGATCTGTGACATGGTCGAGGTCTTTGCCGCGCTTCTATCGCAGATCGCCCCGTATGCCCTGGCCGCCGGCGGGGCTCTCGTTGCTGCCGTCGCATGGGGCTTTCACCAGCGCATGGCTGGTGCAAAGGCGGAACGCGCCAAGCAAGCGGCCGAAGAGGCCAAGGCTCGCGATATTGCCGAGCAGGTGCAGAACGATGTCGGCGCACTGCCTGCCGATGCTGTCAGAAAAGAGCTTGGCACATGGTCAAAGGACTGACGCTCGCGATTCTGATGGCGCTCGCAGGCTGCACTACGCCCAAGGGTGGTTTCTGCGCGGTTTCCTCGCCGATCCGCCTTTCAGCCGCAGCCGTCGCCGATTTGTCTGACGGAGAGGCTAGGGCGATCCTCGCTCACAACCGCAAAGGCGCCGCCCTGTGCGGCTGGAGGCCTTGATGCACGAACTTCTCGACTTCCTTGGAATTAAGGCGCCAGTGCTGATTGCGGGCCTCTCCGGCGGCATTCTGCGAGCATTGTCCCGCCACCGCTACAAGCTTCGGGAGATGTTCGCTTCGCCGATCTGCGGCGCATTGGCGGCGGCTTATCTGACCCTGCCAGCGGTCGCTTGGTTCAAGACCAGTGGCTTGCCACTGCCCGACACAGCAGACGACACCACAACGCTTGCTGGCGCCTTCCTCATCGGAGTGTCGGCGATGTGGATTTCGGACATCGTGTTCGAGTTGATTGTGCGGAAACTCAAGGTGGCACCGGACGAATAATTTGGATGCGTCGGCGCCGGCTCTAGAGCCCGCTAAGGCGTTTGAAAAATCTCGCCTTGGTCCTCCTCAGGCGTGCACAGCCGGCAAGTGCCAGGCGGATCTTCGTAAACCCCGCAACTCCCGCCAGTCCGAATAATGACCCTTCTCACAGCAGCGCCCTCGTCGGCAGCAAGAATTGCTATCCCCTTTAGGTCACCAATGTCCTTCCCATTGTTAGCAGTGGAAATCACCATTTTCGCAAAAGCATCCAGCGCTTTGGCGAAGGTGTCATGTGCATTGGTCAGAGCTTCACGGTTTTGGTCCATTTAACCCTCCTTGTCGCGCGACTCCTTAGATCGGCAGAACGCACCAGGGTCGTTAACCCGGCGCGTTCATATGCTCGAACATGTAGTAAAAACGGTAGTGTCCGAAATCTCCTCCGTCGTCGGTACCAGTCAGATCGACGAACTTACTGTAGGTAATAATCTGAGGATTTCCGGGACGTTGGTAAGACTGGGGTGGCCGAAACTCCGCAATCTCTTGCCACGGCACGAAAATCGATTGCGGTGTGTATGGGTCATCGCCGATGCCAAAGATCCCATCCAAGACAAGCCCAACAGCAAGGCCGATGCCTTCCTGATACCAAGTTTGGTCTGCTATCGCGTCTGCAGGCGCGCCAACGAGGCCACCCAGGAGAGCAGCGCCGCCCTGAACGATTTTTTGAGCCACCTCTTGGGAAATTTCTTCGACGTCGCCCGAGTCGTTCTCAATTAGAGTTGCCCCGATGGTGACGTTGACCAATGGACCCTCGTAGAGAAGAACAGCGCTGGAAACGACACGTGTTCCTGGCGGCCCCATGTTGAAAGTGTTGTTGCCACCGGGCACGATGACCACGTTCGGAAGCGCTGCGCGACCCGGTGCGTGACAGAAAACAGTACCGTAAACCTCGTCTTCCGATTCCTGGCGGACACCACATTCAAGTCCTGTCCACCAGACACGGCACCAATCTCCCGGTACGGTCTCAGTGATACCGCTGAGGTAGCGAATTGACCCGGATCTGAAGTCAGCCCGGAAGCCATCACCTACGCGCTTCACATGGATCGAGTCTCCGATCGGCAGCCCAACAACGGACAGATGACCACCTTCGGCCGCCCAACGAGCCTCTATACTCTGCTCGGCGTTGTACAGTTCGATGTCGAAGGTCGGGAATACAAAATTTGGAATGGGAGTACTCCCGGGCCGGTGCGCGCCTAGAACCCCCCCGTTCGCAAGCGTCTTCGCCACTTCTTCGGTGATGCCGATACGCTCGATGAGCCTCCGAAATCTCCTCTCGCCTTTGTCGTTTACTAGGATTGAGCCATTTTTCGTGGCGGTAAGTATTCCTGCCGCAAATGCCTTGCGAACAAGCTCACTTCTATCAGCTACAAGCATGGCAACACACCTCCCTCCCTGCGTGTTCGGCATAGAAAAGGCATCTTCGTCAGCAAATTTGCTGAAGAAGCATCGATACAATTCGAATCTAAGTCTCAGTAGGCCGTCAGAAATCGCGGAATTGCTGGTCAACCAAGGCAAGCCAGCTAAATGAGATGCCTAGAAATCTCTCCCAGGCAGCCGTCAGACCATATATTTAGCGCTTACTAATTGATCGTAACACAGTCGTGATCGGTTGGCAAAGGTTTGCTGGCGACCAATCAACGTCTGCGAGCGATTCTTCAAGCGGCTTAGAATTTCGCATTTGGTGTCGCCATCCTGCCCGCCATGGCAAAAGCAGACAAGCGCACCCCAGACCAGCAGAAGCAGGGCGCGGCTCTTCGGGAAGAGGGGTCGAAGTGGCTTGCGCGCGTCGAGGCCGCCGGCAAGCTCGAAAAGCAGTGGATGGACGACGCTGAAAGGGCGGTGAAGGCCTACACTGGCGAAACCAAGTCGGACGACTTGAGCACGTCTGCCACACTTGGCAACACCTACGACTTCAACATTCTCTTCGCCAACGTCGAGACCATCGTTCCGGCGATCATCAACAGCCCGCCCGCTCCCGATATTCGGCGCCGCTTCGCCGATGAGGATCCAGCGGCCAAGGATGTTGCTGAACTGATCGAGCGCGCCATTCGAACACAGGTCGACGACTCCAAGCTTCAGGTCGAACTGGAAGGCGAGGCACAAGACGGCTTCCTGGCTGGTCGCGGCATCATCCGCCTTCGCTTCAAAAGCGACATCGTAAAGGACGAAGCGACCAGCGATGAGCTTGAGCGCGCGAGCGACGCCGCAGCCGACGGTGCTGCGGAAGAACCCGACAGCGGTGAGACTGCAGGCGACGCGTATGGTGCAGCTATTCAGCCAGGCGCATCGCCGGTCGAACGCCTCGCAAATGAGTGCATTGAGTTCGAGGCCGTGAGCTGGCGGGACTACAGGCACGGCCCGGCGAAGCGCTGGAAAGGTCGGCCATGGGACGCATTCCGCTTCGTCGTGCAGCGCGAAGATGAAGATGCCGTGTTCGACGCCGGGCTGATCAGCATCCAGACGAACGATCAGGAGAAGAAGGCGCGCGGCGAAAGCGACAGCGACCTAACCGGATGGGAAATCTGGGACAAGGGCAGCCGGAAGGTCATCTTCATCGACGACAACGGCGTAGTGCTGAAGAAGGTCGACGACCCGCTTGGTCTGACGGATTTCTTCTGCATCCCGGCGCCCGTGCAGCCGATCGAACTGACCGGCCGGCTGATGCCGGTCAATCCGTTTTCGATCTACAGCAAGCTCGCCGATGAGCTTGACCTGACGACCAAGCGCATTCGCATCATCACTAACCACATGAGGGTAAAAGGCTGGTATCCCGGTGATGCCGGCGATATCGCCAACATGCTGGCAGCCGAAGATGCCGAGTTCGTGCCGATCGGCAACGCGGATATCTGGGCAGCCAATGGCGGGCTCTCAGGCGCGGTCGCCTTCTGGCCCGTCGAAAAGTTCATCGCTGTTCTGCGGGAGCTCTATGGCGCCCGTGAACAGACGAAGCAGGCCATCTACGAAATCACCGGCATTTCTGACATTGTGCGCGGCGCCTCGCAGGCGAGCGAGACGGCCACTGCGCAGAACATCAAGACGCAATGGGGCTCGCTGCGCATCCAGAAGATGCAGCGCATGATGGAGCGCTGCGCGCGCGACATCTTCGTGATGATGGCGGAGATCATCCCGGCCAAATTCTCCCACGAGACTTTGCAGCAGATGACCGGCGTTCAGATCCTCCCGACGCAGCAAGACCTGACGCCCGTCCAGCCTCCACCGCCACCGCCGCAGGACGTGCAGCTGCCGCCCAGGCGCAACAGCAATACCAGGCCGCGGTGCAGGCGGCGCAGGAAGCGGAACAGCAGCGGCAGGCCAAACTGGCCAAGCTTCAGTCGATCCAGCAGCTTCTGACGCAGCGTCTGGCCATGATGTACCGCATCGATGTCGAAAGCGATTCGACGGTCAAGGCGGACCTGACCAGGCAGAAGGCCGAAACGGCGGAGTTCATGCAGGCGGCCGGCGCCTATTGGGCCGCCGTCGGTCCGCTGATCCAGCAGGGCGAGATGTCGAAGGAAGTGGCGATTGAAATCTTCGCCGCGAACGCCCGCCTGTTCAACCTCGGCAAGTCGGTCGAGGACGTTCTGGAAAAGATGGTGACCGATGCCGAGGCGCAAGCCGGCCAGCCTCCGCCCCCGAGTGCCGAACAACAAAAAGCTCAGGCGGACGCGAAGGCGCGAGAGCAGGATCAGGCGGCAAAAGCTGCTGATGCGAAAATCAAACAGGACGCAGCTGCGCAAGACATGCAGTTCAAGCGCGAAAGCCACGATATGACGATGGCTGAGAAGCGGCTGGACCTTCAAGCGAAGCGGCAGGCCGCCCGTGCCGATCAGAACCAGATCATGCTCGCAAACGGCATACTCCCGCCGCCCGATCCCGAGCAGATCGACGGCCAAGCAGTGCTGAAAGAGATGGCAGCGCAGCGCGACCAGTTCGGCCAGCTACTGGCGGCGCTCATCCATGAGCTTTCGACGCCCAAGCAGATCGTCAGGGACGCGCAAGGCCGCGCGGTGACGGCTGTTCCGATTCAGATCCCGCAACAGAACTCAGGAGCCCCGGCAAATGGCTACAACCAGTGAAATCGACGTTGGCATGGATGCCATCGCGCAACGCATCTATGACCAGCGGCAAGTGATGCTGAAGGTGAAGCAGAACGCCACCGGTGCATCTGCCGCCCTCGCAGCGATCACCACCGACTTCGCCGCGGTCATCTCGGCCGTGCAGGCGTTCGGCACCAGCGATGCCTACGAGGCCGCGACCAAGGCGCAGTTCGCGAAGCTGACCACCGAATACAACGCGCTGAAGTCGGTCGCCGATGCGGTCGCAGGGGCCAATCTCGGCTGATGCTTGAAGGTCAGTTCACCCCCGGCGTTCAGCCGCAGTTAGAGCAGATCACGCCGAATTTTTTGCGTCGGCGCCGGATGATTCAATTCGTGTCTCAGCTCGGGCTGCTGACCGGGCTGAAAATCTGCCTCGACGCGGCTGATGGTGCGTCACTGCCGGCCGGCTCGGCTTCCTGGTTGGACACGTCGGGCAACGGCTACGACTTTTTCAGGGGCTCGACGAGCGGCAGCAGCACCGATGACCCAACCATCAACGGGACGACCAACGGGCGCTCATCCTCTGAATATTTCTCCTTCGATGGCGGTGACTTTTTCCGCTACGACACGACCAACGAAGCCTGGATGCAGAACCTGCACAAGGACAACGCCAAGTTCTCTTATTTCGGCTACAACTATTTCGCCAACGTCGCGACCGCGAGCGGCATCTTCGGCGATAACGTCAATGCTCCGGGCAATATCGGCTGCCGGCTCACGCTGACCGCCTCGGGCGTGTTGGGCTTCAACGTGTCGAAGACCGGCGCATCGTTCGCCCTCGACTTCAACAGCACCCTTAGCCCCTCCGCCAACGCCTGGCATGCCATTGGACTGTCGGTTGACGAAGCCGCGACGACTGGCTTCATGTTCCTGGACGGGACTGTGCAGACGTTCACGTCGACTTACACCACGCCCTCTGCATCCAACGCGTCGCAGACCTTTGAAATCGCTGCTCGCGGTAGCGGTGACGGCAAATGGGCTAACGGCGGCAGGATGGCCTCGTTCACGATGTGGGAGGGCGCGGTTCTCTCGCAGACCGACATGGCCAATTTGTTCGCGATCACGCGCGGGAGATACGGCATATGAGGATCCCCAGCGGCAAGATCGATCAGGTCATCTATTTCGTGGCGGTCGATAGTGTCGACCTGACCACGCGCAAGACTGGTCTGACTTCGTTCACCGTCTACCGGAGCCGCAACGGCGGCACGGCGACTGTTTACACCACGCCAACGGTCACCGAACTGTCGGCAGCCAACATGCCGGGCGTCTATTCGCTATTAATCGACGAGGACACGACCATTGCGTCAACGTCCGATGCCGAAGAGCAGGTGCTGCACATCACACAAGCGAGCATGGCTCCGGTCACCCGCGTCATTGAGCTTTTCCGCCGCGACACCACCACGGGGCGCACCGCAACCGTCGATGCAAGCGGGCGCGTTGACGTCGGCAGTATAAGCGGCACCGCACAGACAGCTCGAGATATTGGCGCGAGCGTGCTGTTGTCATCTGGCACCGGCACCGGCCAGGTAAGCCTCACAGCGGGCGTTGTGGCGGCGAACACTACCCAGATCGCAGGGGCCGCGGTGAACACGTCCAGCGCTCAGCTCGGGGTCAACGTCGTGAACGCAGGCGGCACGGCATGGAACTCGGGCGCGATCACCGCGAACACCTTTGCGGCCGGCGCCATCACCGCTGCGAAGTTCGCCGCCAACGCCCTCGATGCCGTATGGTCGACTGCGACGCGCGTGCTGACTGCCGGCACCAACATCGTGCTTGCGAAGGGAACAGGCGTCACCGGCTTCAATGATCTGGACGCGCCTGGTGTGAGAGCCGCAGTCGGCATGGCCTCGGCCAATCTCGACACGCAGCTTTCGACTTTGGCGACCAACGACACCGCAATCAGCAACAAGCTCGGCGCTCCTGCCGGCGCCTCTGTCTCGGCCGACATCGCGGCGGTCAAGAGTGACACTGCTGCGATCAGGGCCAAAACAGACAATCTGCCGGCCGCTCCCGCTGCCGTGGGCGATATCCCGACCGCGAACCAGAATGCCGACGCTCTGCTTGATCGCGCATCCGGCATCGAGCCCGGCCTGACGCCTCGGCAGGGCTGGCGGCTATGGTCTGCTGCTCTGCTCGGCAAGGCGAATGGCCTCGGCACCGGAACGGCCATCTTTCGCGACACCAACGACACGAAGGACCGCATCAACGCTTCCGTCGACCAGGACGGCAACCGACTTGCGGTCATTCTGGACGCTAGCTGATGTTCGCTGATCGCTGGTTCGGCAAGCGCTATTACGGCAACCGCTACTTCGGCCCAAAGGGCGCCGATCTCGATTCGCTATTCAAGCCAGGCGGCTACTACCGCAAGCCGGTCAAATATGTTCGTGACGGCAAGGTCGTCGATCTCAATGAGCCGCCAGCGCAGATCCTGGAGGTGGCCGAGTGGCCGGCGCTATCGCCGGAAATCATCAACGCGCTGCTCGCCGGTTTCCAAGCCCCGCCGATCGAATTTCCCGACGCGTCAGCTTTGGAGCGACGTCTTGGCCGCATAGTGATCGACAGGGAGCTGGCGGCCATGCGTGACGATGACGACGCGGTGTTGCTGCTGCTTAGCTAGTTGCGAGCAGACTATCGTCTGCCGCTTGCCTACAGCGACGCATCACAATCGAAGGCTGAAATGTAATCGGGTGATTGAGCTTGGGCAGCTATCAGCGCTTGCCTTTTACCTTGTCGTTTGCGGGCTTCGTCTCTTGTGCCTTCGCGAGCCTTGCCGCTTTCAAACGCGCAGTCTTGGCGATCCTGGCTGCGGCTTCGCCGCCGATGATCGTCCGCGCCGCTTGAGTTGTGGCATCGCCTTTGACGTCGACCTTGGACTTGGAAAAGGTCGCCATTTTCCTTCTAACCGAACAGTTCCGCGTACTCGTCGATCGCGAGAAATGCATTGTGCACCGCTTCGGGGTCAAGGCGCTCCTCCACGACCAAGTAATGGAAATCCTGTAGTACCCCCATGGTGCTTTCGGAACCGCGCATCCTCCGTCGGGCTTCCAAAGAAGCGCCGCCTGTGTTGGCATAGCCGTCTGTCCAGGATACTTCGCCTTCGCCAACGATGCGACCTACCGCCACTTGGCCTCGCATTGTGGACTCATCGTCCCAACCGCTCCAAGCTATCAACGCCTCGTGCGCCTTCATTGTATCCCTGTGCCTCCCGGTAGAGCATAGCGATTCAACGCTTGGGGTTCAAACTCGATCCTGCGGCGAAAACTCGAACTGAGACACTGTTCAAGCGGCTTAGAATTTCGCACCGACGCCTTGCACCCTGTAACCGCCCGAAAAGCAGGACAGGAAATTGGCAAGGTACGTTTTCCGCGATGGCATCTTCGTCGACCGGCAGACCGGCGTTCCGATGGAAAAGCCGTTCGCCGGTCAGATTGTCATGCCCAACGTCATTTCCGACATTCCGGACTACGCCTCGCCGATCGATGGACGAATGATCACGTCGCGCTCTGAGCGTCGCGATGATCTGAAGCGCAACAACTGTGTCGAATACGAGCCGAGCCTGTCACCGACCAAGGGCAAATTTCGCAATCCCGACTTCTGCAAGAAGCGGGGCCTTCAGGTGTCAGAGGAATTTCGATGAGCGCTGCTGTCGCAGAAAGCCTAGCCAACAACGCCCCGCCTGCTGGCGCCCTCGCAGAGGCGGCGAACAGCAATGCCGCGGCGACCGTCACAGACGACGCTGCGTTGGAAGCGATCTGGAACAAGCACGAGCGCGACAACGGTGCTGAGCGGGATCAGGGCAAGTTCGCCAGCCCCGATCCGGCTAAGAAATCTGCTGTCGAGGCCGCTGAACTGACGGCTGCTGGCGGCGATGGTGGAGAGGGACAGGCCGGCGATAGTCTGACGCCTGGCGCCGAGCAGGTTCCTCTCCCGGCCAACTGGCAAGGCATCAAGGGCGGCGTCGCCGATAACGTCAAGCGAGCCTGGGAGAAGGCCCCGGCCGAGCTCCGCAAGTTCGTCGCCGATCGCGAGCAGGAGCTTCAGCAGCGACTTTCCGACCATGGCCGGCAGGCCTCTGCCTATAAGCCGATTCAGGATGTCATCGAACGAAACGGCAAATATTTCGACCCGAACACCGGCAAGAAGGGTGCGGATGGTCGAGTGATCACGCCGGCACAGGCGATCGACTATCTTTTCAACGTCCAGCAGAGCATGGATCAGGCCCCGGTCGGAACGGTGATGAACATCATCGACCGCTATGGCATTCGCGATAAGGTCGCGGCTGTCTTCGGCCAGAGCGTCCAGCAGGGCGAGAACGAATTGCGGCAGGAAATCGCCGGGTTGAAGCAGATGCTCGCGTCTGTCCACAACTCCGCGAACATCGACGACCGCATAAACCAGCGCCTTCAGGAGCGCGACGCCACCACCGCCGCCAACGAAGAGTTGAGCCGCTTGTCAGCCGACAAGCCGCTTTACTCGGAAATCCCTGAAAAGCGCATGGTGGCTTTCATCAACGATGCATGGGACCGGCTTGGAGCCACCGCCTCGAAAGAGGCCGTGTTCAACCTGGCCTATGACATGGCAGTGAACGCCGATCCCGATCTGAGGGCCAAGGCAGCCGCCGCAAAACCGGCCGCTCCCAAGGACACCGGAAAGGTCGACGCGGCCAAGCGCGCCAACTCCGTCAACATCCCCTCAACAGCGTCGGGCAAGGCTCGGGTTCTCACCGAAGATGAAGAACTGGCCGCTGTCTACGACCGGAACCATAAAGGATAATAGCGATGGCTGGACCGTCGACTACCTTCACGGAAATGGTGTCCACCACCCTTCGCAACAGCGCGACGGAAGTGGCGGACAACGTTTCGAAGAACAATGCCTTCCTCAACCGGCTGAAGAAGAAGAACAAGATCCGCAATCTTGACGGCGGCACCGAAATTCAGGTGCAGCTCGAATATGCGGAAAACAGCACCTATCAGCGTTACGCCGGCCTCGACACGCTGAACACCAACGGCTCTGACGTGGTCACCTCCGCTAAGTACGATTGGGCGCAGGTTGCGCTGCATGTCGTGTCGAGCGGCAAGGAGCTTCGCCAGAATTCCGGCAAGTTCGCGATGATCAACCTGGTGAAAACCAAGAAGAACAACGCGCTCAAGACGGCTGCCAACAATTTCTCCGTCGACCTCTATTCCGACGGTTCGTTGGCGAACCAGATCGGCGGCCTGGCCAACATCCTGCAGACCAATGGTCAGGGCATCGTCGGCGGTATCGATGCCGCCACGTGGACCTTCTGGCGCAACAAATTCCGCGAGGCCACCGGCACCAATCTTGCCGCGTCGCCTTCCGCGGCCAACGCTGCGACCTTCAAGGCCGACATGAACGCAATGTGGCTCACCCTCAACCGCGGCGCCGACAAGCCAGACCTGATCACGTTTAGCCACGACTTCTACTCGCTGTACGAAACCGGCGAGCAGCAGCTTCAGCGGTACATGGACGCCGACATGGCTCAGTCCGGTTTCATCGGGCTGAAGTACAAGACCGCCGACGTGATTTTCGATGACAACACGAATTTCACGACCACGGCCGAGAAGGGCTACTTCCTCAACTCCGATTACCTCTACGTCGACCAGCACAAGGAGGCGCAGTGGACGCAGGACGACGAGAAGAAGCCCGTCAACCAGGATGCGGTTGTCATCCCCTTCTACTGGATGGGCAATCTCGTCTGCTCGAACCGCTCGCTTCAGGGCGTGATCTTCGACGCGGCATAAGGAGCAAGAACGATGACCTCTTTTGTTGGTATCGACGTCACCCAGACGTACACCGCCGCGCAGCTTACCGGGGCGAACTCCGGTAAGGCTCCGAAGGTCGGGGACCTTTACGAATCCTACGACAGCAAGACGTACCGCTTCGTGAAGTACAATCAAGGCGCCGGCGCAGTTGCCGCCGTCGCCGGCAACGCCGTCGGCTTCTATGCACCGGGCGGTGTGTCGACCGGCGTCACGAATGAAGTGACTTCGGACGTGTCGGACACGGCCGGCAACGGCGCGGGTATCCTCGCAGGCGCTCCGGGCAACGGCGAATATGGCTGGATCCAGGTCAAGGGTGTCGCCACCCTGACCACGACCCTGGTGTCTGGCGCTTCCGGCCAGGCGCTCGTCCTTTCGGCCACCACCGACGGCACCCTGAAGGTGGCCGCCGCTGTGACCGATACGGTTTGCGCCTACGCGATCCTCGCCGCGTCGAAGATCATCATGTGCGCCTTCCCGCACTGATCAGCAGGGGCGGGCTGCGGAAGCGTGGCCCGCCTTTTCCTCAACAGCGAAGGAGTGCCAGAGATGGTCGACAAGTCCGACAAGAACGAAGCACCTGCCGAGCCCGTCGCAGTCGATACCCAGGCCGGCATCTTCCCGAAATTCCGCCAGCTTTGGAACGGTGGCGAGCACCGCAACGCGGTCAACCTGGCCAAGGCTGAAAACCTGTCGGAGGCCGAGTGGGCAGCACTGCTCGCCGAGTTTCCCGGCATCGTCGATGTGATCAACCAGTAGGGCGCCGCTGGCGCCACAACGTTTTCAGGAGCCGAAACCTATGAGTGAAGCGCAGCCCCTTATTCGCGTGATCGGGTTCAAGACGAGCTACGAGAAACTGCCGGTCAAGGGCGACCCGGTGACGGAGAAGTGCGACACCAAGGGCTACAAGCTGGACGCCAGCAATCGACGCATCCTTGAGCTTCAGCCCGAGGATTGGGTGACGTATTCGCCGTCGCATTCCCCGCTGAACACCCGCACCACCGAACGCGTTCGCCATCTGCTCCCCGATCCCTCGCTTATGGGCGAGGACCAGGACGGCGAGAAGCTGCGTTTCATGACCGCTCGCTGGAACCAGATCGAGCCGGCTTACGAGGCTTTCAAGGCGGGCCGCGAAATCCCGCTCAACGGCACGGCGCTTGCCGCCTGGTCGGGCGTCACACCGGAGCAGGCGGAGGTTCTGCGTACCGCCGGCATCCGCACGGTCGAGGAAGTGCGCGATCTGCCCGACGGCCAGCTTGACCGCGTGCGGCTGCCGAACGTGCGTGACCTGCGTAAGCAGGCCGGCTTGTTCCTGGCCAATTCGGATGCTGCAAAGGCCGCCGAGCGTGAGGCCGCAAAGGATGCGCAGATTGCCGAGCTGGTCGAACGCCAGGCCGCAATGGAAGCCATGATCGAGGAGCTGACGAAGCCGAAGGGCAAGGGCAAGGAAGCTGCCTGATGTCCATCCTCGACGTGGTCAAAGGCGCCGCGACAGTGCTCGGCATGGACGTGCCGAGCCTGCTCTATGGCGCGACCAGTCGAGAGATGGTCGAGATGCAGGAACTCGCCAACGTCATGGCGTCCGAAATCGCGGACGCTCACGACTGGCAGAAGCTGCTGATCCAGACGACGTTCACGGGCGACAGCGTGGCCGATGCGTTCGATATGCCGTCGGACTTCCGCCGCATGCAGAAGACCTCGTCCCTGTGGTCGTCGCGCTGGCAGTGGGCAACCGAACATCTGACCAGCCCCGATCAGTGGCTTGAACTGCAGGTGACGCCGGTCGCCACCGTGAACGGCTACTGGATCATCTACGGCGACCAGTTCCACCATTGGCCGGTAATGGCGAGCGGTGAGACGGTCACGTTCTTCTACGTCTCGAACCAGATCGTTGCCGCCAGCGACACGTCGAAGAAGACCCTGTTCACCGAAGACGCGGACAGCTTCCGGCTTTCCGAGGAACTGCTGAAAAAGGCGATCATCGCCCGCTGGAAGCAGAACAAGGGGCAGGCCTACGAGCAGGACTTTGACGACTATCAGCACATGCTTTTGCGCGGGATCGACACCGACGGCGGTTCGAAGCCCGTCGTTTCCGGCCAGCCTGCTGTCAGTTGGCGCGGCCGGCGCGTCGCATGGCCTGGCACGGTCACAGGTGCAGCGTGAGGTACGAACGTTTTCCCGGTCGCCGGAAGGCTGCGCCGCCGACCTCGCGCGCCATTGCGCAGCCCTACACGTTCGGCGCGCCTGTCTCCGGATGGGTTACCAATCAGAGTCTGGTGAAGTCCAGGCCCTTCTCGGCGCAAACGCTTGAGAACTGGTTTCCGACGTCAACCGGCATCATCATGCGCGGCGGTTCGGTCAAGCGCGCCACGATCGGCAGCGACCCGGTCGAAAGCTTCATCACCTACAACGCCGGGGGCACGAGGAAGATTTGGGCCTGTGACGAAACGACCGTTCGCGACGTAACGGCGCCGGCCGATGCCGTCACGCCGCCGGCCGCATCGATCACCGGCCAGACCTCTGGCTATTACTCCTACGTCAATTTCACGACGTCGGGCGGCTCGTTCGTGGTCGCGGTCAACGGCACCGACTTCCTTCAGCTTTACAGCACGACGTTCGACTGGACAGCGGTCAACAGCCTTGCCACCTATCGCCTGAACTTCGACGCGCAGACGGTCAATTTCACCAGCGGCGGCACCGTGACGGGCGGCACCAGCGGCGCGGTCGCGACCATCGTCAAGAATGTCGATAACGGCGCGACCGGTTCGCTGATGATCCAGTCAATCACCGGCACCTTCGTTGACAACGAAATCATCACGGGCGGCGCGGGCGGCTCGGCCACGGCGAATATTCCTGGCGGCGTGGTGCAGGTATCGGCCGCCATTACCGGCGTCGCCACCTCGGCCCTGTCTCACGTCTGGCTCTATCGAAACCGCCTGTTCTTCATTCAGGGCGGCACGATGAAGGCCAGCTATCTCCCGGTCGATTCCGTGACCGGCGCGCTCGGCACAATCAACTTGTCCGGCGTCTTCCAGCGCGGCGGCTCGCTGCTCTTCGGCGCAACGTGGTCGCTCGATGCCGGCGACGGCATCGATGACAAATGCGTGTTCGTCACGACCGAGGGCGAGGCCGCGATTTATGAGGGCAGCAACCCGGCAGGCTCGACCGCTGCCGAGTGGAACCTTGTCGGCCGCTACGACCTGACCGCGCCTATGGGCAAGCGCGCCACCATGCGCGCTGGTGGCGATCTGATCGTTGCGACCAAGGAAGGCATGGTTCCGATTTCGGCCGCGATCAACAAGGATGCCGCCGCGCTATCGCTGGCCGCCATCTCGCGGAACATTGAGCCGGACTGGAAGCGCGAAGCCCTGCGGCGCATTTTCCTGCCGTGGGAAGTGATCAAGTGGCCGGATATGAATTACGCCATCGTCTCGCTTCCAATCGCGGCCGAAGGACAAGAGGCCTGGACATTCGTCGTTAATCTCGAAACCGGCGCCTGGTGCAAGTTCGTCGGATGGGCAACCCGCTGCATTGAACTGCACGACAATCGCCTGTTCTACGGCACCAACGACGGCATGGTTTTCGAAGGCGAAATCGCCGGCAACGACGATAGCCAGCCGATCTATTACACTTATGTCGGCAGCCCGGATCACATGAAGACGCTTGGCCGGCTGAAGACCGTGCACCAGGCGCGCGCCACGTTTCTGAGCTCGACGCCGTTCGATCCGAAAATCTCTTTTTCAGTCAACTACACAGTCACTCTGCCGACGGCACCTGATGCGGCCGACGGCGGCACGGTCGACCTTTGGGATAGCGGCCAGTGGGACGTTGCCCTCTGGGATCAGGCGGCGCCACAGGCGACCGTTAGCGGCGGCCAGTGGATTTCGATCGGCAAGACCGGCTACGTGATGCAGCCGCAATTGCAGGCCACCGGCTTTCTGAACCAGCGCCCAGACGTCGAATTCGTCCAGATCGACGTGACCTTTGAAAATGGCGGGGTGGTCGTATGAGCTATGACATCGCCATCGAGAGCTTCAACGAAGTCTGGCCAGAACTCGAACCGCTTTGCCGGCGTCACTATGGCGAGATGCAGGCGCGCATGGCCGCCGAGGGGATGCAGATCGGCGACTTCAAGCCGCGCCTGAACGTCTACGGCTCGGCCGGGCATCTGCTGTGCTTCGTGGTCAGGATCGAGGGCGAGGCCGTCGGCTATGCCTTCATCTGGCTCACGCAGGACATGCACAACAGCGAGCCCATCGCCATGGAGGATACCATCTACATGCGGCCGGATCACCGGAACGGCATCGGACGCCGTTTCACCAGGCACATCCTGGCCGAACTCCAAGCGCGCGGCTGCGTCAGGGCGCACGTGACCATCGCCACCGATCTACGCGTTGCCAAGATGTGCGAGCGCGTGGGCTTCAAGCGGTCGGCAATCGCAATGACGTATTTCCTTCAGGAGGCCTGACCAATGTGTGCGCCCGATCCGCCCGCCCCGCCGGATCCAAAAGAGACCTCTGCTGCGTCGACCGCGACCAATGTCGGCACGGCAATCGCGAACGCGAACCTCGGGAATGTCAACCAGGTCACGCCCGACGGCAACCTGACCTACAGCCAGACCGGGACCTACAAGTGGAACGACCCTTATACCGGCAAGTCCTACGACATCCCGACCTACACGGCGACCCAGACCCTGTCGCAGACCGGTCAGGCGATCAAGGATCAGACCGACGCGGCCAGGCTCAACCTCGGCAAGCTGGCGAATGACCAGTCGGCGTTCCTGAACGACTTCCTGTCGAAGCCGGTCGATCTTTCGAACGACGCGACCGAGGCCCGGCTGATGGACCTCGGCATGAAGCGGCTGCAGCCGGCGCTGGATGCCCGTCGCGCGTCAAATGAGGCGGACCTGATCAACCGCGGCATCCGTCCCGGATCAGACGCATACGCACAGGCGCAAAACCTCGAAAACCAGGGAGAGAACGACGCCTATAACCAGCTTCTGCTTCAGGGTCGTGGCCAGGCGGTGCAGGAAGCGCTGGCGCAGAATTCGGCACCGATCAACAACCTGACCGCGCTCTTGTCCGGTTCACAGGTGAGCCAGCCGAATTTCGTCAACGCCAACATGCCGACCATCCCGACGACCGACGTGGCTGGCCTGATCAACACCAACTACAACCAGAAGCTCCAAAACTGGCAGCAGCAAGCGCAGAGCAGCAGCGACCTTTTCGGCGGCCTGTTCGGTCTTGGCGCCAACGTGATCAAGTATTCCGACCGCCGCGTGAAGACGAACATTCGCCGTGTCGGCGAATTCGCCAATGGCCTCGCAAAGTATGCCTTCGAATACGTGTGGGGCGGTGGCGAGCAGATCGGCGTCATGGCCGACGAGGTGCGTGCGTTCCGGCCGCACGCGGTCATCAATGTCGGCGGTGTTGATGCTGTCAATTACGGGGAGGCCTTGGCATGAGCGTCCAGCCCTCGTTCATCTTCGGCGGCAATACCGGCGTGCAGACGCCGGAAGACCTGGCGCGCCTCAGGGCCATTGCCGATGCTCTTGCCCGGCCGGCCGCCCCGCGCACGATCGGCCAGGGCCTGAACGCGATTGGCGAGGCGATCGGCTACAGGCTCGCTGACAGCAAGGCAATGTCGGCGGAACGTGATTGGCGCAAGGGCGGCAACGATGTGTTCTCAGCGCTGTTCAGCGGTAGCGGAGCATCCTCGCCTGCCTCGACATCGGCTTCGGCCAGCAAGGCGGTCGTTTCGGCTCTTGGCGGCGGCTCGATGGGCAGCGCGCCAGATCTGTCTGGCAACGACATCTACAACGGCTTTATGGACACGGTGAAAAGCAAGGTCACCAACCCGTACGGTCTCGCTGCTGTCGCGGCAACTGCGAACGCCGAAAGCCGCTTCAATCCCAAGAACGCATTCGGCTCTTGGTCTGACCCGAGCGAAAGCGGTCAGGCAGGGACTGCGGGCGGTATCCTGTCGTGGCGCGGTCCGCGCTTCGAAGCCATGCGGGCATTCGCCGGCAGCAACGGCGGTGACGCAAACGCCCCGTCGCCGCAGCTTCAGGCGCAATACTTCCTTCATGAGGACCCGGGGCTGATCGATGCGCTTAACGCGGCCAAGTCGCCTGAGGAAGCGCAGCGCCTCATGAACAACGCTTGGAAGTTCGCCGGCTACAACCGGCCAGGTGGCGAGGCGGCTCGCCGCATTTCCATGGCCAACTCCTTTGCGTCGCGTTTCGCCGGCTCGGATGCGGCCCCGGTGCAAGTCGCGAGCCTCGAACCTGGCGCGGGCGTGTCGGCAGCGCTGAACAAGCGTCCGCTGCCGCAGGAGTACGCCAGCAAGGGCATAACGCAAGACCAGTGGGACAGGATGAACGCGCCGGACAGCGCGGCGGCGGTCGCTCAGCCGGTCCAGTCGCCGCGGGCCGCCGTGGCCCCGCCGGCCGTTGCTATCCCTCAGACGGCACAGGTGGCGCCCGCGCCAGTCGCTGGTGGCCCGAGCCTGCAACAGCTTCTGCAAGCATCACAGGATCCCCGCCTATCCGAGCAGCAGCGCGGCGTCGTCAACCTGATGCTCAAACAGAGGCTCGAGGAGGCGAACCCGGCAACCCAACTCGAACTCGAAAAGAACCGGCTGGAAGTCGAGAAGCTACGAAACCCGCAGATTGAACCCGGCGATAAGGCGCGCCTCGACTTCGACCGGGAGAAGTTCGCAGCCGAGCAAAGCAAGCCAATCGAGGTTGGCGGCGTCCTGGTCGACCCCAAGACGCACCAGCCCGTTTACACCGGGCAGCAGACCGATTGGGAAAAGCTGGACGAGCGGACGCTGTATAACAAGCGTACGGGCGAGACGCGAGCCGTGAGCATCGGTGGCGCGAATGCCGGTCAGTTCCGTTTCACCGGCAGTTCCGTCGAGGCTCAGGCGCTCAATGGCCTGATGGATGCCGGCCCCGAGAAGGGCGGCCTCACGGTCGAGCAGGCGCAGCAACTCGCCGCCGGCAAGACGATCACCGGCCCAAACGGCGAATTGCTCTTCCTGACGCCGCAGGGTGTGTTTGGGCAGGCTACTGCTGGCGGCCCGGCAATCCCCGTATCGCCGCCGAAGGGCGCTGTACCGGCTCCGGGACCGCAGGCCGTTCCCGCCCCGAGCCCCGCGCCCGCGCCGGCCACTCAGCCGCAGCCGAGCCCGACGCCGGCCAGCCCGCGCGCGGACAACGCCGGCATCCTGCCGTTGACCGCGCCAAAGTCGAAGCCGCCAAACGAGCAGCAGCAGCGCGACAACAAGCTGTATTCGGTCGTCGCGCCCGAGATGCAGATTGTCGAAAGGAATTTCTCGGCCCTGTCCAATCCATCGGATCAGGCCTTGTCGGCGATCCCGCACGGTTCGGACTATGGCGCGGAATACCTGAAATCGCCCGAGTATCAGCGGGCGTCGAACTCGCTTCGCACCATCATCGCGTCCTACCTCTACAGCGTGTCCGGCGCGACGGCGGCGCCGGCCGAAGTCGAGAACCAGGCGGCCATCCTGACGCCAAAGCCCGGAGAGGCGAAAGCGTCGCTAGACGACAAGCTGTCGCGCATCCGCCAGATGGTCGACGCGATCAAGACCGGCGGTTCCGGGACGGTTACCACCCCGGCCGGTACTGGCGGCGGAACCACGAGCAACGGCTTGAAGTGGAGCATTGAACCCTGATGCCTACGCTCAACATCCAAGGTCGTAAGGTGCAGGTCGACGACGCGTTTTTGTCGATGACCCCGGAACAGCAGAACGCGGCGGTCGACGAGATTGCCAAGTCGCTGCCCGGCGTCGTCGGCCCCGCAGCCGACAGCGGAGCTGCATCGCGAGCTCAAGCTGGGATCGCGCTTGCTCAGAAGATGCACGGCATGACGCCCGAGGATAAGCGCGCCGCTGCTGGCATCGACCAAACGACACTGCAGCCGGCCGGCATCCCAGCCTACGCCCCGATGGACTTGGGGGCGGGAGGAACCGCTCTGACTTCGACTATGGAAGGCGTGCCGATAGCAGGGCCGCTGCTCGACCGAGCCCAAACGACAGCGGCAGCCGGCCTCGGGTCTCTAATTTCCGGTCAGCCGTATTCGCAAGTTCATGACCAGATGCAGGAGATGGTGGACGAAAGTCGCGCTGCGCATCCCAATGCCCGCACCGCTGGCAATGTCGCGGGTGCCGTGATGGGAACGGCGCCGGCCGTCTTGGCAGCACCGGAGGTGTTCGGCGCCGGTTTGGCCACCACTCCTGGCCTGATTGCAGCCGGCAGCACTGGCGGTTTGATTGGGGCGACGGACGCCGCTGTTCGATCTGGTGGTGACCCGAACGAAATCAAGAAGGGCGGGCTGATCGGCATGGGAGGCGGTTTGGCCGGTCAGATGGTCGGCCCTCTGATCGGCCGTGGTGTCAAGGCTGCTGCCGACACTTTGAAGCTGAATTCCATCGCCAAAGCTCTCGGGCTCGACAAGAAGGCCGTCGGCGTTCTGGCTGATGCAGCGCGTCAGGACGCGATAGATCCGGTCGCGTTGTCGCTCGGCGATGACGGCATGCTGATGGATCTCGGGCCAAACCTTCGGCATACGGCGGGCGCAATCGCCGCGACCCCTGGTGAGGGCAAAGCTATCGTGCGCAATGCGATTAGCGCGCGTGACGCCGATGCGAACTGGCGCATCCGCTCGACGCTGAACGACACGCTTGGCGAAGCCCCGACGCCATCGCGCATAATCGATCGGGCAAACCGAAACCAACTGAACCTTCAGCCGCAATACCGAGAGGTATTGCGAGAGGCTTCCGACATCGATGCCGCGCCGATCGCCCGCTATCTCGATGCCGAGGCGCAAACGCTGCGTGGAGATGCAGAGCGAGGCATCCAGCGCGTACGGTCGATGCTGGACTATGTTCCGACCGGCGAAGAGATTGCGCGCGCCCGTGCACTCGGCCAGCCGGCACCTGGTGGCCTGATCCATGACGCCGGCACGTTGCTGAACGCCCGCCAAGCGGTCGACGATCTGTTGGAAACGGCGCAAGGCAGCAACCATCTGAATGCGCTTCAGACGGCTCGGCAAGCGATTGATGACGAACTGGCGGCCAAGGTGCCGAACATCAAGGAAGTGGACGCCCAGTATGCCGAGTTGGCGAGGCAGAAAGAAGCTGTGCAGAGGGGCCAGTCTGTCCTTTCCAGTGGGCGAGAAGCGCCGCGACCTGATGAGCTTACCGATGAAGTGCGGCAGGGCGCTCTGCCGCAAGGGCTACAAATCGGCCCCTCGGCCGTGCCCCTCCGTCTTCGTGAGGGCGCCCGTGCCGAGATTGAACGCATTGTCGGTACCAATGCTAACGATAGGGTCGCGCTTCAGCGTCTGATCAAGGGCGAAGGCGACTGGAACCGTGCGCGCCTGTCGACGCTGTTCGGCCAGGACAAGGCCAATGCGATCATCGACCTGCTCGACCGGGAACGGCTCTTTGCAGACACGTCGAACATCGTCACGCGCAATTCCGAGACAGCGGCGCGCATCGCCGCTCAGGATGCTATCGCGGGCGGTGGCAGTCGCGGCTTCGGTGTTCGGGAGGGATTTATTGCCGGGGGCGCCCGAGGCGCAGCGCGCGCGGCCGGAACGAAGGCAGTCGAGCGAGTGATTGACGCGCTCAACAATGGCGGAAACCAGAAAGCGATATCGGATATGGCTCGCACCCTAACGGGCGGGCCGCAGCAGAGCGCGGTGCTCGACGCGCTTTTGCGGGCCGGTAGCGGGACGAAGATACAGCCGAAGCAAGTCGAGGGCATCGCCCGAGCCCTGCTGCTGGCAGGCCCCCAAGCGACCCGCTAAGCCAGGGCGCTCCACACCAAAAGGCCGAGAAAGAAGACGCCTTCCGCACCTATGATGACGCGGGTGCGCTTCTGTAGGCTGCGGCTGTAAAACGCCATCTGGAACGCGCCCACGATGAGGATGGCGAACGCGATGCCGCAAAGGGTGCAGAAAAAGATGTGAATGAACGTCGTGCTCTTAGCCTCAAGGCCGCCCGTAGCCCAAAAATAGAGCGCTGTCGGGACAAGCGGGAGCACATACCATATATCGTGGAGAGACGGGCTTTCTTTTGGTCCGGTTACCAAGTCCCGCTTGTAGAGGCGATAGGCGACCAATATCCAAAGGAAGCTCGCCACAGCGGCGAGTGCGATCGGCGGATATAGCTGCACAGCGCTCACGGCGCGGAACATAATGCGGATCGTGACCGAGGAAAAGGGCGGCAGATCTCGCCCCAGGCAATTGCTCCTGCCCGAGACAGACCAGATCACGTACAAAAAATGTTCCGGCGTCGCGGAACATCTCGCATTCGACCAAGTTCGGATGCACGGCGGCGAAACTCCCTCCCGACTCTTGTGCAGAACGCTGCCGCGCGGAGCGCCCCCCCTCCGCAGGCCCACCCTTGGCTCACATGCCGAGGGCGGGCCGTTTTGTTAGAGCGCTAACGCAACCCTTTACGACTGTGCGATATTGAATCAAATTCGAGTTTTGCGTTGGGGTTCGCATGCGTACGCCTGCCGGCAGAGTTCGGCTGTCCTTTGTCAAACCGCTGGAGCCTGTCCAAGTCGAGACGCCACCGGTCAGCGGTGATTGGCTGCACGAGATCAAATACGACGGCTACCGAACCCAGGTCATCCTCGACTGGGCCGGAGCGCGCGCCTTCTCTCGAAATGGCCACGACTGGTCGAAGCGCTATTGGCCGATCGTCGCTGCGGCTGAGAAGCTGCCGGCCAAGGCGTTCATCATCGACGGGGAGATGATCGCGCCGGAGCCCGACGGAAGGCCGAACTTCCACCGGATGCACTCCCGCATGACATGGAACGCCGAACAACTCGCCTTCGTCGCCTTCGATCTGCTCCACCTCGACGGCCAGGATCTCCGTTCCTTGCCGCTGATCGAGCGCAAGGCGAAGCTGTGGACCCTGATCCAGCCGGCCGATGGCATCATCCAGTATTCCGATCATGTCGAGGGCAACGGCGCCGCCTTCTTCGAAGCCGTCGAGAAGATGGGCCTTGAAGGCATGGTCTCCAAACGACGCGAGAGCCCCTATCGAAGCGGGAAGGTCGATTCCTGGGTAAAGACCAAGTGTTGGGATGTCGGCGACTTCGAACTTCTCGGCATCAGACGCGAGCCGGGCAAGCCCGCTGCGGCGATCATGGCGCGCGATGGCCGATATGCCGGAACGGCTTCTGTAACGCTCCCCAAGGGCCTTAGAGAGCGACTGTGGCAGCGTGTGCAGGCAGCCAAGGCATCCAAGCCAGCGCAGCGGGTGCCGAGCGCCTTCGCCGATGATGTCGAGTGGGTTAAGCCAGGCATCACCGGCCGAGTGAAGTTCCTTCTCGGCGAGCATACGCTACGGCATGCGACACTGCAGGACTTCACCGAGGAAGGAACCTGA